CGCTGCTGCAATTGAGTCTCAGTCAGCAATTGCTTTGGGTTACATAGAGGGATTTCTTCTTAAGATAGGGCCGCTATTAGAAGCAGCTGGATGGACACCCACTTCTTCAAATAAACGCGTCATTAGGTTTAAAACTCCTCAAAAAAAATCGCCCTTTATTAAGGTCGTTATTTGTAGTTCGAAAGGCATGAATGGTTTGCATGTCAGCGCTTTATTTCTAGATGAATTGGATTTGGCTGATAAAGCTGCCCTCAAAGAAGGTCAAAATATTACTGGATTTTCTCGCGGAATTTACGGAATGATGATTCTAGTCTCAAGCTATAAATATTCTTTCGGTAACGTAGCAGAGGCACTGGAAAAGTCAAGTGAAACTAATTATAAAATTCTCAAATGGAATTTGATAGATTTAACAGAGAGATGTCCAACAGAACGCCACCTACCAAATGGCCCAAAACAGGACATGTACGTTACAAAAATTCTTCCTCTTAAGAATTTAACAGTAGAAGAATATTATGGTTTACCAGACATCGAAAAACCAAAATATGAACTAATTGAGCAAGTTCATCAGGGTTGCGTTAAATGTCCGCTTCTTCCGCTTTGTAAAAAGAAATTAGCATCGAAAGACATTTCTGCCACAGGTGGATTTTATAAGCCAATTAGTACTGTTATTCAAAAATTCAGAGAAAACGATCCTGACATAGCTGAATCGCAATTACTGTGCCGTAGACCTGGTAGCGAAGGATTAGTGTACCCTAGATTTAGTAGCGCTGTCGGTAGTGGTAATGTGATAACTACCAAACAAGCTTATGAAACTTTGATGGGGCCAACCAAATTTCAAAATATCTCTGAAGCTACTCTTTTATACGAAATGCAAAAAGCAGGAGTAGAATTTTTTGGAGGAGTTGACTGGGGATTTGCCCATGACTTTACACTTTTAATAGTTGCTAAGATTCCAAACGGGGAATGGTGGCTTATGGAAACCTACGCCAGCCCTGGATTAGAGTTCGATGATATTTTGGAAGTCGCTAAAAGCTTTAGAGATAAGTACTCACCTCAAAAATGGTGGGTTGACCAAGCGATGCCTGCCTATATTAAAAGCTTTAATAAAAATGGCATGAAATGTCCAGAGTTTACCAAAGACGTTTTAGGAGGCATATCAGCTGTTAGATCTAAAATTGTAAATTCGAGCGGCAGACGAAGTCTTAGGATTATACAAAACGAAAGTAATAAAAAAACCATCACTGCTCTATCTAAACATAGATTTCAGTTAGATGGTCAAGGTAATGTTACTCCAAATCCAGCTGATGAACCTGGTATTGCTGACATCGCCGACAATATTAGATATATAGGCCAGAATATGTGGGCAGTAAAGGGCACTTCTCGTGGAATGGTAGAATTTACAGACGATCCTTCTAAAGCTGGAATTCCTAATAAACCAACTTATGACGTTAATGAACAAATGCGTAATGAGATTACAAAAAGGCTTAGCGGCAATTCAGTTGTTGTAAGTACCACTAAAAAGAAGGGTGGCTTCACCTTTACTATGTGATTTCAATCAGTTATACAGCCTCTCTCAAAAGGCAATCTTTAACATAGAATATTAGGAGCTAACAATGGCGCTAAAAACTTTAGTATTTTTACAAGCTTACGAAGGAACTGGAGCTTGTTCTTCAAATTCTCCTCAAAGACAAAACTTTAAATGGACGAGAGAAACGACCGATTTCTCTACGTCTAATGCTTTATCCGAAACCTTCCAAATCGCTCCAGGTGACTCTCAGACGCTTTTTAGCGGAACCGTAGCACTTACCCAAGATAATACGACTACGTACTCTATAGCCTTAGTACCGTTCAATACGAGCCTTTATCAATTCACTTATGTTTCAGGAGCTATTCCTGGATTTGCCACACTTAGGTCTATCGGGACTGATGCGACTTCTCAAGTGACAACCACCCTAAATGGACCGGTTTTTACCTATACCTTCACTGGCGGGACACTGCCAAACTTGTCTTCAGTTCAACCAGGAGACGAAGTTCTCATTGGAAATGTTTTTAATGCAGTCAATCAAGGTATTTGGCAGATTATTTCGAAGACTTCTGATAGCATTTCCATAGTAAATCCGATAGGTTATGATCAAGGACCTATTACTTTAGGTTCTGGTTATGCTACTCAACTTCGAATATTCAGTTCAACCTCCGTTCAAATTGGCAATACTTTAGTCGTTTCAAGCGGATTTTCTCCAGTATCTCAAAATTCCTATAATATTACTCAGGTAACTGACCGCTATCTTCAGTTCTCGTATGCTGGGTCTTTACCTGCTGAAACCGTAACGACAGAAGTCGAAGTTTATTCAATGAACAAAACCTTTGTTTATATGGAAGCAGATCAAAAAATAGAAATTTTAATTAATGGAGCCGTTTCGGGTCCTATCATAACCCCTCCAGTTTCTAATGGGGTAGCTTCGATAGGTGCATTCATGATTAATTCTGATATTTACAGTCTTTCTGTAACCAATAATTCCATTACTACAGCCAATGTGACTCTTTTATCCACTGAGTAATGATATAAAGAGAGCGTATGGAAGATAAAGATAAGAAAAAAATAGCCCTTAGCTTTGGTGATGGTCCAGAAGATGTGGCAACACAATCTGGATTGTCAGCACTTGAACTAGCTATTAAACAGATGGATATTTCTCCAGAATCTTTAGCCAAATCTGAAAATGCCCTTCAACAACTCATAAAACAAACTACCGGTACTGCAAAGAAAAAAGCTCCAAGCTTAGCTTTTTCTGAACTTCCTTCTCCCCAAGCCAATTTCTTAGGTCTATTTAAAGCTCGTACTAGGCTACTTCCACCAGAATTAATCAAGACCATTAGAGTTACAGACCATTTGGTTGCCGGAATTTTGAGAACTCGCGGCAATATAATGAAACTCTACGGTCACCTGAAAAAAGACCGTTTTGATGTAGGTATAGAGCTTGAGATTAAAGCAGAATTTCTGAAAGTTCTGACTCCTGAACAATATGAGAAAATTGTCAAAAGAATGAAGCGTTTAGAGACCATTCTTTTAAATTGCGGACACACTGAAGGTTTAGAACATCAAAATCAAATGACTTTAGCTGATTTCATGAGTATTCAAACCATTAACGGATTAAGTTTCGGTGGTTATGGAACAGAAATTATTTATGACCGTTCTGTAGATACCGATGAAGATGGTAATTATCCATTTCATAGATTTAGGCCAGTAGACATTGCTACTATTTATAGAGCAGTTCGTAGAGGCGAACAAATTGGCAGCAATTTAAGAGAATTAGCTTTAAAAGCATTAGAGGCGATGGATGGTAAGACTTTTAATATTGATATAAGAAAACTTAGAGAAGATGAATACGCATGGCTTCAAGTTATCGAAGGACAACCAAGACAAGCGTTTACCTCTAATGAACTCTTAGTATACAACCTTTTTCCTTCCACAGATGTAGAACACAACGGGTATCCAGTTAGTCCTTTAGACACATGCATAAATTGTATCACTACCCACATCTCCATAGAAGCTTATTGGAAGACCTACTTTAGCAATGGTAAGTCTGCTAAAGGGATGCTTGTAATTAAAAGTGATGAAGTAGATCAACAGATGATTGATGCAATTAAAATGCAGTTCAATGCATCGATTAATTCCGTTTCTAACGCCTTTCGTACCCCAATCTTTGGATTAGCAAAAGGTGATGAAGTCGAATGGACAAGCACCCAAGATAAACTTGAAAACGGTGAATTTAATTTCACTTACGATCAAGTAGCTAGAAATATATTGTCATCGTTTGGCGTATCGCCAGATGAAATCCCTGGATATGGACATCTTTCAAAGGGCACTAATTCTCAAACTCTTTCTGAATCAAATAATGAATTTAAAATGACGGCTGCTCGTGATTCTGGCTTACGTCCACTAATTTTAGGATGGCAGACTTTTTTTAATCAGAGATTGATACCAATTATTGACCCGGAACTAGCTCAATTAGTAGAAGTAAAACTTTCCGGATTAGACTCTGAATCTAAAGAACAAGAAGCGGCCCGTTTACAGCAAGATAGTGCATTATTTCATACTTACGATAGTTTGATGATGGAAGTCGATGAAGATGGTCCAGGAAAAGCGTTTGGTGGAGAGGTTCCTTTTAATGAACGTTATCGTCAGGTGCTTGATTTTTATTCTAATGTAGGTGAAGTACGCAATAAATTTTTTGGTGACCCAAGCGCTTTGATAGACCCTCTTTTAAAATTTAAACGTGATCCTTTTTATCTACAAAATTTACAACTTTTAATGCAACTAAACCCAAACGCCTTGAAAGCTATGGCAGCCCCTAAGAAGCACAATCTAGAATTTCTTAAAATGGAAATTGAAGATATGCTCGAAGATGATGGAACTGGAGAATAATTATGCCGCCTGTAGACTATAAATCAAAATACCAGGAATTAAAAGCTCATTTCATGTCGGCAATAGATGTTGCATGGCGTGATGGATATGAAAATGGCATGCAGGGTGCGCAAATGGATCAAGCTCAGCAAGCACAAGCTCAGGCTGATGCTGCTGCCCAACAACCCGGACAACCAGGCCAAGAAGGCGAAGCAACACCACAGCCAGGTGAAGAACCAGAAGGCCAATCCCCAATCTCTCAGAATCCCAATGGCGATGATGAATTAGGTCAGCATATAGAAAAACTTGAAAGTATGCTTGGAAAAAGTGAAATCAGTTCTTTTGAACTTCAGGATCTCAAAAAGACCTTGAATGATATTCGTTCTCTTCAAGTATCCATTAACCTATCTAAATCTATGGCAACTATTAAAAATTCAAAACTAGCCAAATCTCATTCGTTCTCATTAACTCCTAAAGTTGTAGCCAATCTTCCAGAACAATCTAAAAAAGCTCTTTCTATGCAAGAAAGTATTGTGTCTGATATTTTTAAAAAATGGGACAGTGACCAAAGCAAAGCTGCTTCCGATATTAGCTCTATTTTGAGTGTTGAAGGTTTAACTAAAAAAGAATAACTCATCCACCAAGTTGTGGAAGGAGTACTGGGGTTGTCCTCAAAAAACATCCCCTGCTTTAAAAGGAGTCCTTATGGAAAATAAAACTATTGAAGCTCTTGAAAAGTTAATCCAAATCAAAGACGAGACTATTAAGGAACTTGAAAAACAAATTCAATTACTTAAAAGTCAGCCTATTTTGCCAATTCAACCAACACAGCCAATTCAACAACCCTATTATCCTGGGCAACAACAAACTTTTCCGTGGTCTCCTTTAAGTCCTCCATGGGTAGTCACCAGCATTAGCACAAGCGGAGGAACAGCTACATCTACTCCTTCTTTTACAGCGGCAGTTACGGGTAGCCCACTTCCACCTGGCTCCCAGCAGATGGGCCACGGAGAAGCTACAGCCAACAGTTTTTATACGGGTGTCGTAGCAAGTAATACTAAAAATTTCTCAGATATAAGCGTCACTAACGCGGACGGCACTTTTAATCCAATAGACCATCCTGAAAAGTTCGGAAATATTTTTTCCATTAAGTAATCCCTCAAATGCATGGAATACATAGCTCTACTTCAGAATCCATTAAAAGAGTAGTTGACGATTTGTTCGACAAGTCTGCTTTGCGTTTCTTAGGTCATATTCCAAAATTACACCATAAAAAACATACCCTGATTGGCTTTGAATCATTAATGGGATTATCATATTTGTTTTTGCAAGCAATGAACAATCGATACATAAATAATGTTGAACAAGATGTTTTAAAAGGTCTTCTAACAGGAGCTTATTCTTATATTAATGTTCTTAAAGAAAAAACCTCTAACGATATTGTTCAAAAAATTGAAGGAATAGCTAGAAAAACTAGAGCGAGTGGTGAAAAGATTCCACAAGAAGAATTAAATGGTATCATTCAAGAAGAATTGAATAAAGCCAAATCTAAGCTAGAAGCTGTTTTGGCAGCTGAATCTACTAAAACTCGTAATCTAGGTTCTGTAATGGAAATCACCAGAGAAGCTGCTCAAAAAGGGGAAAAAGACCCTGTTGTTGGATTTGCAGTCATTAGAGATAGTTCTACGTGTCCGGTTTGTATCAAACTAAATTTAATGGATGACGGAGTGACTCCAAGATTGTATCGTCTAAGCGAATTGTCTGCAGGATATTATAAACGTGGCGATAAAACCCCATCCCTAATAGGTAATCACCCTCATTGTAGATGTACGCCTTTTTATGTTCCTTCTGATTGGGGATTCGATAAAAAAGGTCACATTTCATTCATCGGGATTGGCCATAGCGAACTTGAAAAACAAAGAAAAGATTAGTATTTATCACCCTTTTTCAAATTATCGACAGCCCACAAAGGTTGTAGATTTGTGTAATGACAAAGTTTGTAAAGTTCTTCTTCTGTTTTAGCACTAGCTAAAGGAATAATGTGATCTATATGCCACTTACCATGATTCTCCCAATCCATGCCTGTATGAAATTTACTTTCTAAATGTTTTTTTAAATTTTCTATGCTACATCCAAGATAGTCAGCTAATTTAGAATTTTTTTTCCAATTATTTCTTTTTAGTACATCGCAAAGCCTGCTTCTGATTAAAGTTTTTACTCTAAATAATGGATTTTCTCTTTTTCTAATTTTTTGGTATTCGTTAACTTTTTCCTTATTATTTTGAAAATATTTTATCCAATATTCTTTATTGTTTTTATAACGGATTCGACTATACTCTCTTCCTTTTTCTGGATTTTTTCTGTGATATTCTCTTGAATGTTTATTATTACAGTTTTTACATTGGGTATTTAACCCATCTTTGGTAATTTTATGATTTCCAAATTCTAGCAATTCCTTATTTTGTTTGCATTTAATACAAATTTTCATTTTTCATCCAATCGACCAGCTAATTTTTTACATAATTTACATCTAGTATAATACACATTTTCCATGCCTGGTTGCAACTCAAAATCCCATTTATGGGGTGGACAATTTCTATCCGTAGAATCTATTTTCTTGGGAGTTTTATTAAAATGATT